TGCATTCCAATAATTGGATCCTTAACATGAGCACCTTCAATCTGTCTTTCTTTTGTAGATTTCTTTCTTGGAGGACATGCAATCTTTTTACTTCTTAGATCGTTGTATATAATACTATCCCAAACAACAACGGATCCAAACGAATCTCTATAGTTAGTTAAACCTTTGTATGCAACCTCAAAACATAAAGTAAGTAATCCAAGTTTCTCTTCTATTCTTTGTACAACTTGTACATCTCGTATATTATAATCTACAAACTTCTGATGGTTCTCTTTATATAAAACATTTAAACTTCCATACTCACTATAGTCAAGTTTTCTTTCTCCAAGAACAACATTCGCAATATTATCTAACTTATAACTTTCTTGAGTTCCATATGTATATGCATACTTCTTAAACACAGGAAGATAATCTATAAGTTCAATACCTTGAGTATCATACCAAGGATGAGTCTCACCACCAAAGTCTTTTACAGCTTTAGATATTTCTTTCCAAGGTGATAACTTCAAAGCTCGTTTACTTATCTGATAATCTTCATATTGTCTCTTCTTACCATTCCAAAACTTCTTAGGTATTCCATCATTGAATACATTAATAAATCTATTGATAAGATAATTCCAATCAAACAAAGTACTATTCCATCCTGTAACAACATCAGGATAATTTACTTGCCAATGATCTATAAACTTATCTAATAAATCTTTCTCACTAAAACATCTTACATAATGTACATGCTCATTAGGACCCATCTTAACTTCACTTTTATAATCATCCCAAGGTCCAAGAGCCCAAACATAATATGCTTCATCTTTATTACTCTTAATCGTTATAGCAGTTACAGGATAACTTGCAAACTTAGGATCAGGAAATCCATGATCAGATTGTACTTCAATATCAATTGTAGTTACATTTATTAGATCTCTTTGCCATACTTGGTTTGCATTAGGAAAGTAATCAGATATAAATTGGTTCTCATATCTTTCATTACCATAGATCATAGCATTAGAAAAGTCTTTGTACTTTCTAACAAACTGATCACATTCTCTCATAGTACCAGGATTATACTTCTTTAAGTTTTCTCCATTGAGAGTTTTTGTAGCTGTAAGTTCTTTTACAGGAAGAAAGAAGGTAGGTTTAAAATCATGATATGATTGTATTCTTTTACCTTCTCCTGTATAACCTCTGTATCGTATTAGGTTTCTATGTCGATTGACACTTGTATAGAATTCATCTTTAATCATTAAATGAATTATACACTATCTTTTTAAATTAGGCAACGGTCCTGTTGGTTTAATTAATCCTGAACCTAATGTTTGTTGATATGCATTTGCAATATCTGTCTTAGGTGTATATGTCATTGTCACTTTATCAGTTCTAATCTTTACATCTTTACTTGTACCAAATGGACTGAAAGGTGCAAACCCAACCATAGGTTGTTTTGTTTTCTCATCCATTCTCATAGATATCACTGCTGCATTAGTTAATTCAATAAATGATTTTTCATGAAAAGTATCTTCACAAAAATGTTTTACTGTTCCAAATACATCTTCACCACTGAGTAATCTAAACGCTTGTACTCCATTATAATTTGACAAATCAGCCATTCACTTTCCTCATTCTTTCTACTAATCTATTAGCTCTGTTTGTTACTTGTTTATACCATCTACTGTCAACCATTTCATCAGCAGCTTTGTTCCAATCTTTAGAATCAACTCCTGCTTTCATTCCTTTGAATGCAGATAGTCTTGGTCTACCCATATTGAACATCATGTTAGCTACAATGTGTTGTACTTCTTCAGGTAGGTCATCAAAGTCAGGATATAATATTTTACAGTCTTTTAAAACTATATCTAAATCTTTTTCTAAGCACTCATGTACTCTTTCTTCACTGACTTCAGTACCTAATGACTTTTTCCATTCTGGATCCTTTTCAGTAATAAGATGACCAACACCAAATGTTGGATAACCTAAATGATCTTCATAGATATGTTTCACCATTCCTTCATCAGCAATTATTTCTTTTTTTAATTGTGATCTGTTCATAATGTTCCT